GAATAAACATTTTTTCGTCGTCTGTAATATCATCCGTTTCTAAAAACACTTCAGGTGTGTTATACGTACATTCTACTTTTGTATTATACATTAACTAATTACTTGAATAATATTTAAATTATTTTTTATATACTTTAAAATTAAATATTATTTGATTTTCGCTTAAACATATTGGTTTGTGGTGTGCTTGGTGAAATAATCCTTATCACGTGTTAGTTCACGAGATGGGACACCACCACGGATCCAACCCTCAGACGCATCACTCTCTATCTTGGTAGAATTATCAATTCTATCTTTGACAGCAGGCAAAAGAGGAGTATGATGATACTTAATATAACTCTTCTCACTCAAATTATTGACACTGCGTTTGTTGACAAGTTGCTCACCTTGCTGTATTTGTGACTCCATAACGGGGTTAACAGCGCCACGTCCTAAAAAGGGAACAGTAGCGAAGGGTCTTTGGAATAAATCAATACGGGATTTAGGGTGTGTCTGAATAGTACCAATCTGGAGTTTTGATGAGTCGTCAATATTGCAACCACCAGCGCCAGAATTAAAACCACCATTGTACATTATACCAGGTTGTGTAGTCGCGAGCGCCTTAACATTTTTCATGGAACAATCAGAAGCAAAATAGTTTTGGGTCATATAATTACAAGAAGCAACATTCTGAATATCAGTTTGTGACTTATTACAATCATCTAAACCAATCCTACTTAGGTTTTGAAAGGTATAACTAGAAACGTTTGCCATTTATATAATTATAATACATATTATTTTTTCTAAACAAAATATTAATTGTTTTCACTTTCTAAATCCATATATCTATTTTTTCCTATGTTTTTTGCCTCTTTTAATTTTCATAGTTTTGTTATGTTTTACAAAAGCAATGGATTTATCTATATTTACATTTGCGTAAACATCAGGAGCATCTGTTAAATGAGGATATCTATGACTAACAAAGCATATTGCGCAAAAAACGGATCCATGCTCTTGAGTAACTTTAATGTCATCGTAAATAAAAATCTTTCCCGGATGAATTCTGTAACCAGTATCAGTAATATTATCCTTATACATTTTTGTTTCACCCTTAATATTTCCATATCCACGTCTTTTAATCATACCGGCAATAGAAATTATTAAACTATCTTCCGCTTCTTTTCTTGTTCCTGAACCTGAATACTCACAAGCGAAACCGCCTAGGTACTTACCATTTGGGTCTACTATTGTTGTTGTCATAACTGCGGCACTAATATGTTCTCCTCTTTTGCCATTTGATTGCGCTTTAATTACTTCTAAAACCTCGCCCCAATTTAATCTCTTTAATCCTTCTTCTCTTGTAATCTCTTTTGCGCCAACAGGAATAACACTTGTGTATTCAATTACGTTGGTATTTTGTATCCCTGCGTCGTTTAACGCGGCGTCATATGATCCGGTTTCATACGGAAGACCTTCAGAACCAGCGTTAGATTCACCTTTTCCTTTTGTCATAAAATATTCATATGGTACTCTATTACCTAAAATAATAAATTTATCCATTTGTATTATATTTTTATTTTTATTTATTTGATTAACCAATTGTGTTAATAAATAAAAATTATGTTATAATTATGCGTTTAAAATGATAAAAAAGATAAAATATTTTGTTACGAATAATGCTCTTAATAAAGTGTGTATCGATAATTGTCTTGTACTCTGGCGATAGCTCCTTCCGCGGTGGATTCCTTACCAGAATATTTAAGATCATTATATAAAAACTGCGCAAAAGCACCTTGATCATTTGCTACTCGAGTATTTGGTGTACTATAAAACACTCTATTTGATTGGTCGAGTTCAAAGTTCTGCCAAAGGTCTCCGTAAAGTTGTTTATTAGTATTTTTAATACCAGGATTCATCATTTGAACAGAACGTTTCACATTTTTAGTAATGTCTTCGTCGACAGATATGTTAAATGATGGCGGCGCGGATTTTCGTTCCGGATCGTCGTTAATTTGTGTCAACAAAACATTGCTAAATGGGTTTCTTTTGTTTCCTTCCTTAAATTCATCATTCAATACTGTTTCGAGTGTAACCGGGTTTGTAATACTTTTCGGTTTCTGTTTTAATACACTGAGAGAACTATTGTCACCGAAACCTTCCTTCACCATAGCACTAGTCAACTTTTGTTTTCGCATTTTAAATAGGACAAAAATAACTGCCAATGTTAAAAACCCAATTACTAAAATTCTCTGAGACATTGTTGAAACATATCCTAAAATAGTGATTAAAATAATTAATCGAGTAATTGCGTTTAATTTTTGTTCATAACACATTTCATTAGTAGGCCATAATTCAAAAATATATTCTTTATTAAATAATACGGTTGGGTCATTTGTCCAAAATTGAATTGACATTATTATATATATATAATCTTTTTTTAAAAAGTTTATCAAAAAGTATTACTTAATTTTTATTAATTGTTTTATAATAAAAATTAATATCTGTTAATAGGTTTATTTCTTGCCCTTCTTTTTCTTTTTATCTCCAGTTGTAGGAGTAGGTTTAGCGCCTCGAGGTGTTCTCTCTGCTTTCTCGCCAGCACTAAATATTTTAAGAATCTCTTCTTCTGAAATAGTTGGTTCAGGAGCAACAGGAGTAGCGGTTGTCTCTGCTTTCGCACTTGCTTTGGCGCGCATTCGCTCCTTCATTTGCGCCATCTTCATTCTTTTATTCAATTGCGATCCCATAGCGGCAGTATTTACTTTTCCACCAAGACCACCTAAATTACCCATTCCCATTTTGTTCAACATGGATTGAATATTGCCCATACCTGGCATATCCTTCATTTTATTCATTAGTTCCGACGCTTCAGCAATGAGTTCACTCTCTTTAATTTCTCCAGATTTAATTCTGGTATCCAATTTGTCTCCAACTGTCTTAACTAACCCCATAAGTTTTGTAGGATTTTTAATCAACTTTTGAAAAACATCTTTGACATCTGTAACATTTTCCATATCCATATTTAAACCCTCTGCGGTCTCCTCGGCAATTTCTTTCGCCAATTTGCCCAATTTGCCATCTAACATGCCCGTAATATGATCCTGAATATCGTTTGCGTTTGGCATACCATCCATATTAAAATTGCCGCCACCATTTTCTCCATCATTACCACTCATATCAAATAACCCTTGCATTTGTGTTAAGGTTTCCTCCAATTTACTTTTAAACTCATCCTGATTAATTGCTTCAAACAATTTGGCGGAATCTCCAAACGCCTCCTTATTATTTAAAGAACTAACAATCGAAAACATTAGTAACTGCAAGTATTTCCAAATAGTGTCGCGTGTGGTTTGCGATAAATCAAATTGCCACAAACTTTTGAAGTGAATGTGTGGCAAAAATTCGGTATCACCTTCGTAATCTGCTTTAAATATATCCTCGTTTTTATATAAAATATCAAAGAATCTGGGTGGTAATTTTTTCTGGCAAAAAGAAAAGACCAATTTGGTACTTGTGATCTCGGACGCTTCTATTGCTTTGTTTCTCTCTTCTTCATTTTCAATATAGTCAAAAGAGGAAGAATCTTTCCACCATTTGCTGATTAATGAACTATATTCGGGGAACGTGGTTTTCAAATCACCAACAAAATCCTTAATAACTTTTGCGAACTCTTCGGGAACTTCTATTTCGGTTGACATATATTATTTATTAATTACTTATATTTAAATTAGTCTTTTAATAAATATATTATTTTTCAAAAAAGTTGCAAAAATCTTTGTCAAAGTGGAAAAAGTTCTTTAAGTTGTTTTGGCGATTTATTATATAAAATGCAATATTTTTCAAATTTCAAAGACTTTTTTGGAAAATCGATTTTTGGACATTTATTTTTGTCCATTTTTGAAAAATGAAAATACTTTTGGAAAATTAAAAACAGTGAAAAATTGAGTTTTTTGCTGAGACCATAAAAAAAATTAGCGTCTCATTCCAAAAAAAAGTTTTTCAAATTTGTGACGATAATTTTTTTTTTCAAAATATTAATTATTTTTAAAATAATTTAGGGGATTTTTATGTTAACTATATATATAAATTATGTTAACAACTTTCCCCAAAAAATCCCCTAAATATTGCTGCGATGGTTGTGAACTCAAAACCAATAACAAAAAAGATTATGAAAAACATTTATTGACAGCAAAACATAAAAATAATTCATCAGTTAACAATTTGTTAACAAAAGTTAACGATTCGTTAACAGAAATATCCCCAAATATTATTTGTGAATATATTTGTAAAAAGTGTAATAAGGAATATAAATCAAGAGTTGGTTTATGGAAACATACCAAAAATTGTGAAAATACAAATAAAAATAGTATTGAAGATTTAAACAATATTGATATAACAGATTCCAATATAATTATACAATTAATAAAACAAAATGACGAATTTAAACACTTATTAATAGAGCAGAGCAAAGCAATGATCGAGCAAAACAAGACCATTATTGAGTTATCCAAAAATAGTTCAATTACTAATAATAATAATAATATTAATTCCCATAATAAGACTTTTAATTTGCAGTTCTTTTTAAATGAAACATGTAAGGATGCTATGAATATAATGGACTTTGTTGATTCAATAAAGTTACAATTATGTGATTTGGAAAATGTCGGAAAATTAGGATTTATAGATGGTATTTCAAAAATAATTGTAAGTAACTTGAATTCACTTGATGAAACAAAGAGACCGGTTCATTGTACTGATTCAAAGAGAGAAGTAATGTATGTAAAGGATCAAGATAAATGGGAAAAGGAAAATGAAAATAATCAAAAAATGAGAAAGGTAATTAAACACGTGACACACAAAAATTCAAAATTATTAAAGGAATATAAAGCAAAATATCCTGGTTGTGAGAAAAGTGATTCAAAGTATTCTAACGCATACGATAAACTCATTATTGAAGCGATGGGAGGCAAAGGTGATAATGATATAGAAAAAGAGGATAAAATCATTCGAAACATTGCAAAAAATGTCACGATTGATAAATATAATTAATTTAATAACATTTTGTTATTATTAAATTAATAAAAATAGTTTACTCGCACATTGCGGATAACTTTGTTAAATTTTGAATATATTTCATAGTTTTCGCCTGATTCTCAGGAGACATTTGTTTAATTGGTTCGCGTAATCTATTAATTGACTCCATAATTTTATCCGAATTTGACGCTGCTGATACATCACTAGCGTAATCCTTATTAATAAAAAACTCAATATTACCTGCTTCAATCTCAGACTTATATTTTCCAACAACATATGCGTTCCAAATTTTAACAATCATTTTTGGATTTGCTTTTCTAACTGCCGAAAGTGCGGTTTTAGTTGCTAAAATATCAGGATCATTAGGAAAAACACTTTGAATATCAGAAACAAACTCCATAAAGTGATCATTAAACGCAGTAAGAATGTTATTACTCATTGTATAAATAAATTATACTTTTATTTTTAAATATATTTTTTAATTATATTTAAAATACATTTTAATAATTCTAAAACTTCATAGGAGGTTTATTTCCAGTAATTTTCTGTAATTCAGAATCTCTCTGTTGTTGTAATTGTTCAATTGTTAAATCGCCTGATATTTTATTTGATCCCTTATAATCATGATCATCTGATGGAGTAGATATTTTATCAGAATAATTCAAATCAACATAGTTATGCATTTGACGCATACCTCCATTACCTTTCGCCTGTAATTCTTCAGCACCCTGATCTAAGAAACTATATGCGTCGGAAACAATATCTCCAAATCCACCGCCGCCAAATGAAAATGCCATTGGTTCCATATTATTTTGAGTCGCCTGTCTCATAGCTACTTCTTGTTTCGGTTTCAAATGATTTAGAATTGACTCGCCGTATAGCACTTGATAATTCTGATTTAATAAAAGTAACGCCGGTACTCGATTTACATTTTCAGGCATAATTATTTTTTGTCCATTTTCTAAAACAATGAACATTTTATTATTGCTATCCTTAACTCTTTTATCAATACAAATGAAATGTATGTCTTTCTGAGGACCTGCTTTTGATAATGTTTGTAAAAGTTTATTCGAATGTTCACAAAATTTACTATAATATAAAATCGAACTCATTTATTCTATAATTAGTTAATCGTATTAAATATTTAACTCATTTTTTTATAATTAAAATTAAAATATTATAAATTTAATTTTTAATTTAATTATAAAAACTGAATAAAAAAATTGATTTAAATTATACAATTTAAATATAAAGTATTATTAGATACTATGAATCCCCATGTTGAACTAAATTCTAGACATAATGATGAAACACTTATGTTTACCTTAAGTGGAGTAAATGTAAGTTTGGCAAATGCTATTAGAAGAACAATTCTATCGGATATACCATTAGTCGTATTCAAAACTACTCCCCATGAACAAAATAAGGCGAATATTATTGCTAATACAAGTCGCCTAAATAATGAGATTATAAAACAACGTTTAAGTTGTATTCCAATTCATATTAAAGATGTTGAAAACTTTCCCTTAAAAAATTATCAATTGGAAGTTAATGTTGAAAATATAACAGATACTACTATGTATGTTACCACAAAGGATTTTGTTATAAATGATTTAGTTACAGGACAACCAATTAGTGAAGCAAAGATTAGAGAAATATTTCCAGCAGATGATTATACTGGTTATTTTATTGATTTTGTAAGGTTAAGACCTAAAATTTCAGAGGAGTTACCAGGCGAGAAGATTCATTTGACTTGTGAATTATCAATTGGTACTGCTAAAGAGGATGGTATGTTTAATGCGGTTTCGACATGTTCATATGGTTTTACGGTAGATAGTGTTGCGCAGGAGGCGACCTTAGAGAAACTTAAACAAACATGGAAGGATGAGGGTAAAAATTCGGAAGATATAACTTTTGAAGCGAAAAATTGGAAATTGTTAGACGGAATGCGTATTACAAAGAAGGACAGTTTTGATTTTATAGTTCAAACAATAGGTGTTTATGATAACGTAGAATTAGTACATAAGGCGTGTGAGATTTTGATTGATAAATTAGAATATCAAGATACATTATTGGAAAAGGATGAATTATCAATTGAGAAGTCGCAAAACACGATGAGTAATTCGTATGATATTATTTTGGAGAATGAAGATTATACAATTGGAAAAGTAATTGAGTATATTATGTATACGAAATTTTACGAAACCAAGACCTTGACATTTTGTGGTTTTAAGAAGATGCATCCTCACGATACTCAAAGTATTATAAGAGTGGCGTACAAAGATCCGGTTGATATGTCGACGATTAAGGGTAATTTAAAGGAGTGTATTGATGATGCGATACAAGTTTTCACAAAGGTTAAGAAAGAGTTCTTGAAGTTGGTTAAGAACTAAAATATAAAGAAGTAAATATCTTATAAAGTTTTATTATAATAATTATACTCATAAAATTAAACGTATAATTATTTTATTTTTTATTTATATTTTATTTTTTAAACATTATTGTCAGCAGTAATAGTATCAATATTGCGCTTTCTCATTTGAAAATTCAAACAATACATCAAAAGTGATGGATGTAAATTATTTACATAGTTAATGACAGTAGTATTTGTTACAAACATTTTTTTCTCCCTTAATTCATCCATAAAAATCTTATGAATGTTAAACATATGAGTTCTATATTGCTCAGAAAATTCCTTTAATGGTTTCTCCTTCTTAATGTAACAAGAGATGTAATTTGCGAACAAAGTGCTAGTAAATAAGTGTACTTGGTCTCTAAATGATGAAAACTCCTTTTTGTTTTCAGGGTAAAACTGTAAGAAGTCGGATACCTTGCCCTCCTTTCTCAAGCATAAATATTGGTACTGTAATTTTGGTTGGTTGCCTCTCAAATTACGCACTTGCTCATACACAGGATTTCTGATTTTCATACGCTCACCAGTAAGATTATTATAAACAACAACACCCATCACACTATATGATGTATTCATTGACGCATATTTTTCAATCAAATCGGTATAAGTGTTCCACTCATAAACCTGTGGAAATTTAATAGCAGCAGGTCCCCAATTATAATTTTTTAAATCTGACATAGGATATGATAATACTGTTATATTACCATCTACAATTCTGATATTATAAAGTGCTACTAAATATAAATTAGATTTTTTAAATGGAACAACAATACGGTTATCAGGATGCTGTAAAACAAAACTGTAGCATAAGTCTTTATTCAATGAATCTAATGCCAAATTAATCTCATTCATCGCTTCTAAAAACATAGTACGGAAGGTTTTTTGATTAGGACCTTTAAAAAAACTGGATGTAGCGCCGACAGTATTTCTAGTGGAGATTTCCCAACCACCTGTTAATCCAATAGAAGGGTCCCAAAAAGCGTTGATCATTGTACCTTCGATAAACTCTTGAGCAATTAAATGCTCAGTCTTCTCAGGATACATCTTAATAAATGTGTCAGATGGTATAGATTTAGGAGGAGCAAAACCAACAACATTATTTACACTATTTAAAATTACAGATCTACATAAACCATATGTAGGAATCATATCTAAACACAAGTATTCTTTCAAATATCGAATGACGGAGTATTTTTGATTATTGGAGGTTCGACACTCAATTGGTTGTAGTTTTAGAATTTTGCTTTCGATAATTGTACCATTTATCAAATTATTGAAATCAGGTAATTCAGATAAGTTAAAGGGTTTAATAACTGGAGGATTCATTATTTATTAAATATAATTAGCGAATTGTCTTTAAACTATAATTTAATTGATTTTTACTTAAGCATAAAAATTTCTATAATAAATATAGAAACAAATGTCTTCAGCAGAAAGTGAAAATATAAGCGAAACTATACTTAAAGAAAAAGAGAAACACGAAATAGAACTACAATTAGGAGATGTAATTAATATATTAAATCCTAAAAATGAAAAACTAAATGACCAAACATTTATTATTGATTATATTGACAGATCAAAGATGTATTTAATAAATGTGGATAGTCTAGAAAAAACACGATTGAAAATATCAGATGATGGTATTATTGGTGATGGAACAATTACCCAAATTGCCATTTTGAGTAGGAGTGATACTCCTAGTTACGCAAGGCAAAACGATTTAACGCCAGGTAAATGGGTAGATATTCATTTTGCCGGAGAATTACCAGTTATAATAACAGGTGAGATTACCAATTTAGAGGAAGATATGATTGAAATAAGAACAGTTGATGGCGACACATTATATATAAATTTTGATTATAAAGGTATTCCAGAGGATTTACCGATTAAGATTATAGAAATTAGAGAGAAACCACAAGAACCAAAAAAGGTAGAAGTATCAGAAGAGGGAGAAATAGAACCCATTGAAGATTTAGAAAAAGAACGTGTTATGGTTCCAACAGAAAACATACAATACACAGTCCCGGTTAAAAATGTAAAGGATCAGTTGAGAGAGTTTATTTTACGCGCAGATCAGATTACATTTGGTGATGAAGAATTGGGACCAATTGTTCAATTTGTAGATGTAAAGAGTAGCGCTCAAAGATACAGTATTGAAGTCCAGTTGAGCGATTTATTGGATGAGTTATTATCTACGATTCCAAACGCACAAAGGACGCCTCGTGTTTTAAATAGTATTCATATAACAATTGAAAGGTTTAAGCAACTAAGAGAGAAATTTTCTACATTTGATCAATATGGTCTTGTAGAATCGGCGTTAGTAAATGAATCTACGTATAAACCATTAACACAATATTTTAAAAATTTTAAACAAAATTTGTTATGGTTGTTGCCCGTTGTTAAAAATATTAAAAAGATATATACAAATGAAGTTGCTGATGAAGATGAAAACAGCGATTTAATTTATCTTGATATTAATGAAGATGTAGATAAAATAAAAGCGTTAATTGATAATTATAGATCAAATGATTTGCCAATTGATCAAAATAAATATTCACTCTTATACGGTGAATTAAACTCATATTTTACACCATTTAATTTGATCAATGAGGAATCAACAAGTGATTTACTAACAGAGAGAAATGTAGACGCTGATTTGAACGTTATTATAGATAATTTAGAAGACATGTATTCCTCCGTTTTTACAAATAACAATGTTAGATCTAGACGTTTTGTTATACAAAAATACAACATGGGTTTAACAAGACTTGAAACATTAGATGCGACAGGCAGTCGTATACTGACAACGCGAGTTAAGATGACAAATCCAGATACAATGTCTATCCGATCTTTTATAACATTACCAGAATCGGTTATAAGGTTTTCAAAAATAAATCTTCCAGGTACAACAATATTAGATAGAGCAAATCTAAATCAGATATTTGTAGATTATTGGCAATTATTGAAGAAGAAGACGACTGTTAATAATGTGATTATTGAGAATTTAGATGGAGAGATTGAATTTAATGAAAATAATTTTGTTAATAGTATTAAAAATTATGTATTAAATCTTGCTCCTGAAGACAGAAAGGAATTAACAAATGAGCAAATTTATATGCAGTTTGTTAAGACAATTATTCCTAAGACCAAGATACTTTTTGATTTAATGAAAAAATATATAACGGGTAAATTATCGATAGTAGACGTAGTATCATACTTGGAACCGTTTTTAGTATATACTGATGATTTGACTTATATGCAATATAAAGAAATCACTAAATTCATAGATGAGAAAATATCAGAGTTTAATAAAAATTATGTTGAGCGTTCGCGTTTATTTCAATCTTTAAGGAAATTTACAAAAAGTAATGTAATTTTTACAAACGCTTTTTCAGTAATATCAATAATAGAAAAAAATCAAAATTTGCGAAGTGATGTTTTTGACGCTTACGATATAATAATTGAGGGAGACAAGTTAAGATACGAATATTCGGATTATACAAACTCTGAATTATTGAGAAAAATAATGTTGAAAGATTGTAGTAGATTATATACAACAGCAATTGCATTGGAGAGTGCGCCTTTAATGTTTCCTAGTGAATACACTGCATTATTTGAAACTGAAAAGGAGAAGATTAATAAAAAATATGATAATGAACAAAAAAATGATAGTTGTGGACCAATAATAATAGCAAAACAATACATATCTCTTGATGAACTTCAAGAAGATAATGATAAACATATTTATTTTGATAAGAAATATGATAAAACAAATTATAGTTTATTAGATAATTATGAAAAGGAAATAATTCGTATGGAACCTGAAGACTTAAAATTACATATAACAAATGATTTAAAAAAGAAATTAAATTTAAGTGAAAAAGATGCGGACTATTTATCCAATACTTTATTGGATGGTCACAAAAAGGTTATGGATGGTCAATACGCTATTTTATATAAAAAGGATGTAATTCCAGACTATTATGTTCGCAAAGAAAACAAATGGGTATTAGATAATGAAATAGCGGAAAATATAAATATAAATACTACAGATTCGAGTATTCTTTGTGATTTACAAGAGAAATGTATAAATGTTACAAATAATAATAATGATGAGGATAAATGTATAAGTTTAGAAGTAGATGAACTCGGTATTCAAAATAAATTATTAAAGGATGTTTTAAATGAATTTGACGAGAAATATAGAGTGTCAAAAGATGAGTTTGAAGGAGTTATACAAGAAAAATTTCAATATTATATGTCTATTATAGGTGTATTAACTAGTATTGAAAATAATAATTTATTAAAGTATAATAATCAGAAATATAAGTTAGGCGCCAATATTGATGATGATGCGCCGATTAGACCAGTTTCACCATACGCTAGTTTATTAAGTCTTATATTGTCACAAAGTGATTTTACAAAAAAACAAATTGACATTATTCGTTTTGTGAATGCGTATGCTAGAGATCCACAAACAGAAAGTTTTGGTCCGTTAAATGTTAAAGAAAACGAACATTGGTGTTATTGTAAAAAATCCAATGTGCCTTTAATCCCAATGTTCAAGTATGATTTGGCAGGTTATTTTATTACTAGACCGGATGAATATCAAGATTTTGTTGACTCCTTAATTAGTCGCATTGGTAAATTAAGTGATGATGGTGATTGGTGGGTTGATGAAAATAGTGGTTGGCAAATTGTGAAAATAGATGATGATATAGATGAAGGATATGAAGACGGTTTTAAGGTATCATCACGAGGTATATTAGAAGATGAAGCGGGAAACAAGATTTTTTCATCTAAAACCAAAAATATTGTATATGACACATATGAAAACAAAACAATATCCAATATAGTGAATGCTTTATCTATTGCGATGGGTATTAATATTGAATACCAAAAAGAATTCATTATCAATTGTGTTTTATCAGCGTTAAGTAGTACAATGGAATCAGAAGAAGATTACAAGCAAAAAATTAAGGAAATGGCTGAAAAGGGTAAAAAGATTCCATCATATGAGGATTTCTATAATACAGGTATTTTATATTACACATTAGGTATGTTTTTAATTGCGGTTCAAACATCGATACCATCTGTGAAAACAAGAAAGACTCATCCTGGTTGTGTGAGATCATTTAGTGGTCATCCATTTGAATTAGATGGTAATTTAAGTAGTCTTGAATATTTAGCATGTGTCGCTTATGATATTCGCGAATCAGGAAAACCGTGGAATGTGTTGAAGGGTAAGAAGACAGACTTTATAGTGAACAAAATTAAGGGAGCAATTGACAATGTTTTAATACCAATGGTACCGGATGTGGAGAGAAAATTCGATGAGAAAATGGATTACATTTTGGCAGGTAATGTGGAGAAAATATCAGAAGATCATGATATTACAAATTGGACGCAATTTTTGCCACCATTAGTACCTTTTAAAATTAAACGTCTTGTAAACATTTCTGATGAGTTTAAGAGAGCGTTAATGAGTGATTTGAAATCAGGATCAGAGAACCAAAGAGAGAAATTGTTAGTCGTTGATTCAAAAATAATTCAGTTTTCACTTGCGATTCAAGAGAAAATACAAGAATTGGTTAAAAGGAAGCATTTGTTATTAGCGAATGCAAATAATGAACCATATCTCGAAAATTCGTGTTGTGAAAGTAAGGAAGGTGAAAGCACTATTACATATTTTACTAATCAAGATCCTGCTATAATGGAATATAATGAGATTGTCCAAAGGTTGTCAAACATTATTCAAGATGTGACAAATTATTCAAAAGGTGGAATGTTATACAGTATAGTAAATACAAAAAATAAGTATCCTCCAATTAGTCAAAATTTCGATGAAAAAACAATTTATTTATCATTTATTTATTTTTGTAAATTCAGATCATTAATACCAATCCCCGATAAATTAATACCTTTATGTACTGATAAACCTGATTTAAGTTTAGTAAGTGGTAATTTAAGTTTAGAGAAGATAATACAAAATTTGAAGGAGGCAGGGCGAAGATTTAATAATGAAGCGTTTTTAAGGTTGTTACAGTTAATTGGTCGTAATAATATTATACAAATGGATTTTGATAGACCTCATGTCTCATCAATAACAAAATTACTGGCTGTAGTTGAAACAATACATGACGAGAATGATGAGGTTGTAGAGGGTTCACTTCGTAAATTAATTACAGACGCATTAGATACTTTTGATATAGCGTCGAGCGAAACGTCTCGTGAAATTAAGAATCTCAATGATTATTTAATAAGAAATAATGAAGAGATGATAGAAGACATAAAGGATTTTATAGATAAACATAAAGGTACTGACATTACTAAAAGTTCATTTAATAAGTTTACGAAAATAATTGATCAAATGTCGAAATGGAGTTGTGAAGGTTCAATAAGAAACGCTGATATTAAAATATCGGATGATTGTTTGTATACTACTGTTAATTTTTATAAATCGTTTATAGCAAACTTTGTGACTATTTTTCCAAATATGATTTTGAATAAGGTTGACTATGAAAATGTGACAATGCCCGCTTACTTGGGTCTCTCTAAACCACATTCGAATAAAATTAAAAAGCATATTAGTGATTATTATAAGAAATTAAAAACATTTTATGGTGTCCCTAGTATTTATAACATTTTAGAAAAAATACAAAAATCATCAAATAATTTAATGAAGTTGTCAAAGGAAACACCTTGTTTTACTAGTATCAAATATGGTGAGAAGATTATGAAACCAGTATTTGATGAGAGAACAAGTAGATTTTTATTTGAATACTATTTATTAAGAGTAATTATAAATTATATAGATTTAACAGATGATGAAGATATGATTGTTAATGAAGTTACAAAGAAGTCTAGTGTAGAGGATGTATTTACTGTTGAGTATTTAGAGGATCAAGAGACTAGAGTAGATTTTGATGTAACTGCGCATGCGAAGAGAGATACTCAAATATTAAGTGGAAATAAAAAGGGGTTAAAACAAAAAATAGCGCAATTATTAGTGACATTCTTTGAAATTTTTGATAATCAAAAAGATGTTATTGATATTTCATACGAAGAAATACTTGATAGGGTTTTTAAATTGAGGGAAGGAGAGAAAGATATGGTTACAGACAGACTCAAAAATCTTACAGATGAAGAAAGAGATGCGGACACTATTTTAAAAATTAATAAATTAGGTGTTTGGAGTAAGGGTTTGCAAAAGGGTCTTACAACATATGTAAAAGAGACGTATGATGAAGAGCGCGATTTTAGAGATGAGATGGATAAAATAGAGAAGAAACTTCGCAGTAAAAATAGGAATATTGGTGATGGTGACTTAGATCAAATGATAGATGATTATATTGAAGAACGAGATGTTGTAAATGATATTGAGAGAGAAGAATACGATATGACAAATATGGGAACAGATTATATGGACGGAAATGATTATTATGAAGTTACTGAAGCAGGAGAAGAAATTGATTGGAGTGATGATTAATTAATTTAGAAAAAGAAAACAAAAAATCAAATAAATCAAAAATCAAAGAAAATAATTTAGATTTAACGCCATTTTTTTAAAGATTGATATATATAAGTATGAACCGAAACTATATAAGAGAAAACGCACCATTATTTGCCATAGTTTTATTTTTGTTTATGTTTGTCTCAATTCAAATGATGAAACCAGCGTGTTTATATAATAAAGATGGAAGCATTCGCGAATTTGGTGTTGGATATAGAAATAAGACGATTATGCCAATCTGGTTGCTATCCTTGATTTTAGGAATATTAAGTTATTTGGTTGTAATGTATTATATCGCTAGTCCAAGGTTATTTTAAAATGTTTTCTATAAAATATTTATTATTTGTAATTATAATAAATGTTTTTCTATTTATAATAAGTATTAAATTAATTTGTTATTGTGTATGTAGTGCTAGTTGCCGTTGCCGCTGCTTGTTGCGCTGCTTCTTGTTGTTTTTGGTATTGGGCGTAATTTGCTTCCATAGTTTTTGGATTGCTAGCACAACCGCGTGTTGTTATTTTAAGTTGTACTATGGATGTTAGTAAAATACCAGTATAAATATACCATAACGCCTCTCCTATAGTATCTCGTGTAACAACAATATCAAACAATTGTTTTTTAATCTGTTGCGCCTCATTTGATACTTCATTACCATTTTTTGATTGATATATTTCTTTCTTTAATGGATTTAACAATTGCCAATAATTCTCAAAATTACTGGGAACCATTTGATTAATTAATATAGATGTATTGCCGCAAATTTTAAGAATTAAATCTGCTGCTTTTTGCATTTCTTCCTTTGAACCGCCACCTACAAGGGTGCCTTCGGCAGGTGTAGTAGAAACAGGTTGTACATTTGTATTATTATTCGCGCTATTATTTAAAGCGTTCTCGACACCTTGATTCGCCAATAATTTCACCAATAAATCATTTGCTTGAGATGATACATAAAAATAACCAATTACATCTGAAAAAGCGCTTTTAAAACCAGGATATATAACTAAAACAATTATAACGACGCCAAAGATTAACATCCATGGTATAAATGTAAACGCACCGGAAGCGCCCATATTTTCGCTAATACTGCCACCGCATGTAGTAGTTATTATAGAAGCGTTTACCATAAACTGAACCATCATCACTAACAATAAATAAATACCTAAATACAAATAATTGCTGCTGATAAAAGTAGTATATTTTGTTTGATCAGATACGATATCATATGTCAATGTGGGTCTAAGTGCCATATAATAAAATAAAGTAGTCAATAAAAATGTAACAATATTTAAATAAGAACTAGCCATATAGATAATATGTATAAATTAATTTATAAATTTAACTATAATTATTATGGATAACAATATTTTTAACCAGGATTTTGGATTTTCTAAACCAATACTTACTGAACCAGGAGTAAAATATTTTTTGGATCAATCTCTTAAACAATGTCATATTGTTAAGAATAAATTTCATAATACTGTAGTTAATATAGGATTATTAATCGCATTTTTATTAGTTTTAGGATTAATACTTTTATACAAATATAAAGGTAGATTGACAGATGTAGAAAAAGAGAAAAAAAATAAAGAAAAACAACAATATATTTTATCCAAAATTAAAAATTTACAAGAAGCGAAAAGGAAAGCACATCAGGAACTGATAACTGGGTTGCCAAATTGGGAAAATGATTATGACAATATTAATAAAGGAAAACTTTATTAAAAAATAATAAATAATAAATTAATGAATAAAAATAGAATAAAAATAGAATAATTATATATAATAATGATTGAAGATGAATCTCTTAAAAATAATAATAATGAGTCTGTTGAAAACAACATTAATGAATATTATAGATTAAAAAGTAAATATGATAATGATAATGATAAAAACAAGAAAAAAATAATAAACAATAAAATGCTTAGTATCAAGGAGAAAAAGGCGGAATTTAAACAATTGAAACCTAAATGTGTTAATTGTGGAAAACCGGGTGGTACTACATTTGCTTCAGTTGTAAATAATGACAGTATGGGTGGAAAATTTAGAGAACTGCGCGCTTTTTGTAAAGCAGTTGAACCTTGTGGATTAAATATAAATATAGCAGTTGGTAATTTTGAGAACATTAATGACATATTGAAAATGATTGATGATGAAATTCATATAGCAAAAAATGAAATAATAAGTGATAAAAATAAGTTGTTATTTGGGTTAATTACAACTGAACAGACTTTAGAAAATTTTGATATACAAAAGGCTACTATAAAGGATTATACTGGCTTATTGGAAAAATATCTTGAAATTTATATTAAAATTACGGATGATCCAGAAACAAAGGAAAAGGTAAATGAGGAATTAGAAAAATCATATATACTTATACAACAAATCAAAACATCTATGAAGAGTTTTGATGAATCAAATGATATACAATTTGTGAGATCAGTAAGTAATATATATATAAATGAATTAAAACCAATATTGAAACAAATTATGCGATTAAAATATAAACAAAATATGGTAATATTTGACGAAAGTGATAATACATATCATTTAATTCAAAAGAGTTACTCTATAAAGGATTTGGAAATGAATAGTGACAAATACGAAACAGTTGTTTTTGATACAAGTATCCAACCTGCGGCACGTTCAGTACGCGATGATCTTAAAAAACGCCGTTTGATTATTGATTCAACATCTGAGTCAGCGTCAGAAGAATCAGAATCTACAAGTGATATTATTGGTAAACCAACAATTAATGAAGAGATGGGAACTGTTACTTGGTCGAATAAGAACTATCAGAGTTTATGGAATAAAATGAACGATGAATTGAAAACTGCTTTATTATCTGATACAGAATGGTTACAAGAGTTTATGGATAATTGTGTTAAAGCGAGACTTCAAGGTAAATCTTGTGAGTTTAAAAATCCCAGTAATTTAATTATTCCCCCACAATTGATAGAAGATGGAATGTATGATTTTGGTAACCAAGTTTATAATGATATATTTAATAAATTTGACGAATCATATAAAAATACTTTATTAACACTATTTTCAGAAAATGAGGAAGATGGTAGCAAAAATTACAGCATGTTGGAAAACACATTAGCAGATATAGTTAAGAAGCAATTAAAATTTGAGAGAGGTAATTTCTAAGAATATATTTTACACCTTTGGACATTTAAAATGCCGTAAAAATAAGCATTAAGATATACATAATAATTCATATATAAAATTATTTGTAAAAGCAGAACCTCCAAAACGTGGATTTATTTCAAAAATATATATATTATTATTATATTCATTGATTTTAAAGTTTATACACATACCTCCTGAATAATTTAAATTGTGTATTATATTTTTAAATATATCAATTGATATATTTTCAACATTTTCAAAATTTTCTGGGAAATTTGTTTTTTTAATATTATATTTATTATATTTAAAGCGTATAATTTTCCAGTTTATAATAATACCATCTATACATAAAAAATATCCTCCATACTCATATTCATATGTAATATATTTTTGAATATTGTTATAATCATTATTTAACTTTACTAAATCATCATTATTCATAATTATTTTCATATTTAAACCATTTGTCGAATATATTGGTTTGCTAATAGCAGGAAATTCGACATCTTTTAGTTTTATATTGTTTAAATAATATACATCTGGAATACAAGTAATATATTTTTTTAACATATATTCGGTAAAACTATTTTTATTGTTCAACAAGTTAAATACTTCTTCAGTTGGATATAATATTTTAATATTAATATTTAATTTTTTTATATTGTTTTGTATTAAATTATTATCTGTATTTGACAAAGGAAGTATATATGATATATTTTTTGTAATTAATATATTTTCTAAAACGCTTAAATCATTAAAATTACAAATTATTATATTTTGTTTATCTTTTAATTTATTTAATGATAATGTCCAATCAGATGAATACGCATTAGTTCCAATTAATATATTTTTGAATTCTGTCATATATTATTAAAAGAAAAACGGCGTTTTAAATGTCTAAAGGTTTAATATAATAAATAAAAGTATAAAAACGTAGTGTAATAAAAAATATATAATGGATAAATTTCCCAAAGATATTGTAAATCTAATATTAGAATATGATGGAAGAATTAAATATAGAAAGGGGAAATATATAAATTGTATATCTAAAAATGATTATAGATATAATATGTTATCCCAATTAAAAATACCAACTCCTGTAGAATATACTATGAAGTATGATTGTACTCATAAAGAACATTTTGAATATTCTATAAGATTTAATGAACAGTATATGTTAAGTGTATGGAATGTAATATATAATCCACCAGATAAAATAAAATATTTTTTGTATAAGGATTCCCATACATTTTATGAATGGATTAGGACATAATTTATTTTATAAATATTTATAAAATATATATAAAATATATAATGATATTAAATTATATTTCGTTACCAGTATTTCTAGTAAGTTTCGCTATTGGTATATTTTTTATTTACATTTTAGGTCCTGAAATGAAAAATATATATATATACCCTAGTCCTGAAAATGTTGACAAGGTTTTATTTAAGGATAAAGCAGACAATTGTTTTTATTTTGATCAAGAAGAAGTAAAATGTCCAACAGATGAATCACTAATTTCTTCTATACCTATACAAAGTTAAAATATTTAGCAATTATTTTAGTAATTATAAAAGTAATATAAATATATATGGGAATATATCTTGGAAAATTTGTTCATACAGAAACGGGTAAAATCATAATGTCTGTTTTGTTGGGTTTTGGTTTGGCGTCTCTCTTTAGAACTGTTTGCAAAGACAAAGATTGTTTGATTTTTCATGCGCCACCTTTAGATAATATTAAAGACAAAATATACAAAACTGGCGATAAATGTTATAAATATAATCCTCTAGCAACAAAATGTGATACAAATGCCAAAACTGTGACATTTGAATAAGTTTACAAAAATAGGTTTGCGTAATTATTATAATCAATCATTCTTTATAATAATTATGAGCGGCGATTCTACAAGTATTTTAGATTTACCTACCGATCCGGTTGGAGGAGGGAATATTACACTTAATGCTTCTGAAAATGTAGTACAAAAACAAATGCAGCAACCACAAGTACAACCACAACAACAAATGCCTAATCAAGGGCAAACCCCTAATTTTAGTCTAGATCAAACCACTATTAGTCAAATTGTGAGTGGACTTCAACAAGCAGCAACTGCTGGCGCTACACAGTTGCCATCTCGAGACATTCCTATGAACACATCTGGACACAGTAATGACGCACAAATCCAACCTAATTATGTGCCAATGCATGAAAGACAAACCGATTATATTAAGGATTATGAACAAACATCTGATATGATTGATAGTTATAATAGAAATGTGAATCGTAGTAATTCGCTAGATGACATGTATAATGAAATACAAACACCTGTGTTACTTGCTGTACTATATTTCTTATTTCAGTTACCATTTTTCAGACGATTTTTATTTAGTTATTTTCCAGTTTTATTTTCAAATGACGGTAATTTCAACATAAATGGTTTCCTTTTTTCAAGTGCTTTATTTGGTATGCTATTTTATTTTCTGAATAAAGTCTCAACTCATTTTGGTGCGTTTTAAAACGTTAGTAACTGATAAAACGTTAGTAACTGATAAAACGTTAGTAACTGATAAAACGTTAGTAACTGATAAAATATAAAATAATAACATTTAAAGATTTCTATATAATTATAACAATTAAAATAATTATATGGAAGATATACGAACAAATTATTTAAATATAATCAAAGTGAATATTATTAGTTTTTTTAAAACAGATAATATGATTATAGACTCTATTTTATCTGTTGTTGCTATGACCGTAATAGGTTATATTATGAATTATATTTATGACAATCGTATTGATAAATTCATATTCAATATATCACTTCAAAGTATAAAAAATATTTTTTATAAAAAAAATACAATTATTTTAGAAGGCAAAAAGAGTTCTACAACATCAGCATATTCACACACATTAACTACAACATCTTCATATAGTGCTCGCTTTAAAGCAATGTGGAATTATATTATAAATAATATTGAAAAAAATAAGACGATTTATCAAATAAAAGAAACATCGAGTAATTATGATTCCGCTGCCAAGTATAGAGAAGATAAAAAACACGAAGATATTTTTATAGTTTTTCAAAATAAGCATTTTTTAATTGATGATGACATTTATGTTCATTCTGAAATTGAAAAAGATGAGGGGAATCAAAAAGAGGAGAAAATTATTACAAAAACCGATACCATTACTTTAAAAATTTATTCGTATAAACATTCACTTGATTATTTAAAAAAATATATTGATAATATTACTAGTCAGCATCTTTCATCTATAAAAGATAGACGTACAAACAAAAAATTTATTTATGTTTTAGATAAAGTTAAAATAGATGATGAAGATACTAAATATGCGTCTTGGAGCGAATATATATTTGAAAGCAACAGAACATTTAAAAATATTTTTTTTGATGGTAAGCAAGATATCATTAACAAAATAGATTATTTTATAAAAAGAAAAGATTGGTATTATGAAAAAGGGATTCCTTATTCGCTTGGTATTGGATTGCACGGACCACCAGGTACTGGAAAAACGTCATTGATTAAAGCAATTGCAAATCATACAGGAAGACATATTGTTGTTATACCATTGAAAATAATTAAGACCAAACAACAATTAGAATATTATTTTTTCGAAGACACTTATAATTATGATAATGAAAAAAGGGATATATCATTTGATAAGAAAATTATTGTATTTGAGGATATTGATTGTATTGGAGATATTATTTTAGAAAGAAAAAACCAGGTCAAAAAAAGTACAAACAATGTAAGTAGTACAAATTTACAAGGTCTAATTAAAACTGAAAACGACACAGTAAAGGTAAGTGATGTTTTACAAACAATTTGCGATATTAATGGTACTATGACTGGTGGCGCTATAAGCGGTGTTGAGCAACCGATAACACTTGATGATATTTTAAATTTGTGGGACGGTATTCGTGAAACACCTGGAAGAATGTTAATTATTACTTCAAATCAGTATGAAAAATTGGATTCGGCGTTGACAAGACCTGGCAGAATAGATATTACACATAAATTGGATAACGCTAGTCGCAATACTATATCAGAGATTTACAATCATTTGTTTGAAAAAACTATTGACCCAAGTATTCTAGAAAAAATTAACGAATATTTTTATTCACCTGCGGAACTAATCAATATTTATGTGACACATAAAGAAGAAGAGAAATTTATCGAAAGACTTTTACAAAATAAAAAATTAAATATTATTTAAAATATCTTGTAAATTGTAAAAATACGTTATAAAACAAAAATATAAAATACCATATTTTATTACATATAAACATAATGATAAATGAATATGTAATAAAATTAATTGATAATTTACCAGATGATTTAAAGAATTCGAAAACACCATTAAGAATCGATTTAGTTTTAGATGGCGGTATTTTTAATGGTAGTTATTTGGTAGGTGCATTATACTTTTTAAAAGAAATGGAAAAACGTAATTTTATTGTAATTGAAAGAATATCTGGTTGTAGTATTGGATCAGTTGTAGCATTTCTTTATTTTATTGATGCTTTGGATACAATGCCACAATTATATGATATTGTTAAAAATGAATTTAAATCAAAATATAAATTACCTACAATAAAAGAACTAAAAAAACATTTAAAGGAGAAAATTCCTGATAAAATTTGTGAAAAGGTCAATGGAAAATTGTATATTTGTTATAATAATATAAAAAAGGGGAAAAAAACAGTAAAGACGCAATATAAGGATATTGATGAAATTATGAATACAATTATAAAATCGTGTTTCATTCCTTATTTAATTGATGGAGAAATGCTTTATGAACAAGCGTATATAGACGGAATAAATCCATATATTTTTACAGTGGAACCCAATAAAAAAATATTATACCTGGATCTTTTTGGTTATGATAAAATTGGAAATTTATTAAATGTTAAAAATGAGAAGACTAATTATCATCGGATTCTCTCTGGACTATTAGATATACATAATTTTTATATTAAACAATCAAATACACAAATGTGTAGTTATGTAAATGATTGGTCGTTTTCTAATATAGGATTTAATTATATTAAAATAATAATTGAAAAACTAAGTATTTATTTGACATATTTTTTAATATATGTTAAAACTCAATTACCTATAGGATTTGAAACAACCATGTTATATAAAATATTATCAAAAATAACACACGAAATTTTTATCATAATACTGGAAACGTACTGTTTATAATAGAGAAGAATGTATTAAATTATTTAATATAAATCCTTTTTGTTTTTTCTGGTCTTTTTTCCATAAAAATCAAAAAACGACTTCTTAGTTTTTTTACTTTTTTTAGGTTTTGTCTTTTTTTCTCTCTTTACTTCCTTTTCTAAAGGAGTTTTTCCCTGATCAGGTTTATAATTTAAAAACCATTCATCCAATTGAGCTTTATTTTTGCTTTGTTTTAATTCTTTATATTTCGCCGCCTTTTCAGCGCGCATTTCCTCAACAGATTCTTGGTGTCCATAACAAATTATACTAAATCTTTGTAACAATCCTTTTTGTTCTAATCGGTTTTTTTGTTGCACTTCAAATAAAAATTTGGACATACATAATATTCTCTCTGAAAACTCATTATAATAAGGTCTTTCAACATACAAAAATGCCAAATAAAAACTTAACATAGTATCTATTGTTGCTACCTTTACCTTTTGTCCCTTCAAAAAAAGCACATTATAACTATGACACGCAATTGGTTTGTATATAAAAGCAACAGTATCTTTGCCAACTTTTACTTCATAGTGTTCAGGGACAATTTCACCTGCTGGATCATGTTTTATAATCTTACAATTTGTTATACCAATATCCTTTAATCTTTCTTTTACAATTTGCGCTGTTGTCTCAGGTTCATGTGAAAGCACATCAAAATCAGCAATTTTTTGTAAACGTCTTTGTAAATGTCTTGGCATATATTGAGAATAGAGAGAAATCGCAAACCCACCAAAAAAAACAACCCCTTGGTTTATAAATGTGTTTTTAACATTTTCGTAAATTACATCTTCATTTTCTTTATCAGACATTCTTCTTTGAAATTCAACTTCATTACAATTTATAGTGGTTAAGGGATAATTTTTATTAAGAAGACTCAAACGTTTGAGAACTTTTTCCCATCGACTTATATCTCCGGCAGGACGCGACAATTCTAAATACATTGACATTCTCAAAAAATTTGGTGACGCATATAAAATACCCGCTACTCTAATAGAATCTTTTTTCAAAGCCATAAATATTTCTTTTGGGATTTGTGTAATATCGGCAACAGGTATAAAATTGACGTAAACTTTGTAAGTACCGTGATGCTGACCTGCTTTCGCCTCAACCTCAGTGAATCCCTTTTTATAATAAATATCCGCAAGTTTTTTCGCATTTTCTAAAGCGTTGTAAGAGAAAAAGTCATAGTCTGGTATTTCTACATCTTTATTATAAAACTTGTCTTCTTCGGGTAAAATATTATTAATCGCAGTTCCACCATAACATATTAAATCCTCCGTTTTAAGAAAATCCTCAACAACATTTATTATTTTTTGAACATCTTCAGAGTTGACAATTCTTTTACCCATTTTTTCCTCTGCTTTATCTACAGCCATACGTAAAATTGCCATTTCACAATCACTAAAATTTAAATCTTTACATATTTTTTGCTTCATATATTAAAAGAATAAAATATATTATATGAATATTTATTATAATATATATTTAAAATTAGTAAATTAATAATTTGTATGGAAAATATAAAAGAAACAAATAAGAAATTATTATCCCAGTTTAAAGGAGTTTATATTAAACGAATTACACGGGATTGTGAATCATTATATGAAATTTACCCTAATTTAGTCTTATCAAATAATTCTAATAAAATAGAAATGATAATTACTGAAGGAAAAGAGAGATTTGGGTTTATTTTTAACGAATCATATCCTTTTACTCCTCCAAAAATATATTATAATGGTGAATCATACATGGAATTATTAAGAATAAATGATAAAGGTGAAAGAAATATACTTCGTAAATATCGAAATAAAGAGTGTTTATGTTGTGATTCTTATGATTGTTACGATAATTGGAAACCGTTACTAACTCTAAAAATTATTATTGATGAAATCAAGGAAAATGTACAATTAAAAAAAACACTTGTACATATTTTATTAGCAGATAAAATAAAAAAAAAATATTTAATTGATGATATTGACATCAACTCATATTTAATTTAAATTAATGTAATGTTTTTATGTATTGAAACTATAATAATCGCTACTAACAGTACGTGTAGCGTAACTATAATTGGGATTTTGGGGTGTAGGATCCGGAATTGTCACTGGAACATAACGGAGCGCCTGCGGTTTCAAAACAAACGCATAACTTGCTATATCAAAGAAAGACGCATTTTCTTCAAGATAATTATCTACATATTGATAACGCATCGCTACCATTTGGCATCCATATGTTCTACATAAAAGACCACTAGGGTTTGAAGGATTTGATCCGTTATCAGGAAAAACGATTGTCATATTTTTCATGTTATATGATGTCAGTTCATTTATATCCGGATTATTTTTCACATCATAATAATTGTATGCTCTCATAAAAATCGAATTGCTTGTTAAATTAACATACTCTAAAAACTCTTTATTTTCTAAAAATGCATTATTGATTTTATCTACGATTAGAATTATTTTTTGTTGAAATTTTAATAATGGGGTTATTCCTAAATTAGTGCCGTTACTTTCAAAACTATAATCCTTTCCGAGCATTACAGAATCGTATGACTTAAAAATAGCGGCCATCTTTGAGTATATCTTTTGATTATTACTTTTAATACGTAAATGAATTATAATTGGGTCAGTTGGATTCGGACATGTGCCTCCAGAAAAAGCGTAACTATTTATTATTTTCATTACATCAGCGAAACTAACAGAATTGAATGTTTCTTTAACATAGTAACTGTCTTGCGTGCTTGTCGCTACAACGGGTTTATCATCAACTGAATATATTTCAAAGTCTAAACATCTAACACCTTGTTTTATGACTGCTTTTAAATTGCAAACATCGACAAAATCGTTTTTGTAAGAACCACCTGAACAAGCGTTATATGCTGTTTTAATATAATAATCGTATAAACAACCAGAACAATCTGGATCGTTTCCTGAAATAGGTCTTATATTACCATCAACAGAAGGGTATAAAGTATTCATATAATCACATTCTGAACTTTCTAGTTTAGTCAATTTAATAATATAAACAATCATAAATATCAAAAGGATGAAAATAAATGTGGCGATCATATATATGACAAATGATTGGTCCATATTTTTTATTTTGCTTAAATAATCGGTAGAATTTGTTGATGACATTAATCTAATATATTAATGCTATTTTTAATTTTTAAAATTAATATATTAATTAATCAAATTAGTTAAATAATATTTATAAGTATATATTAAATATGGGCGGTGGATTACTTAATTTGGTTTCAGAAGGGCAACAAAATATTATATTAAATGGAAACCCTGAGAAGACATTTTGGAAGACAACTTATAAAAAATATACTAATTTCGGAAAACAAAATTTTCGTCTTGATTATGAAGGAACACCAACACTCAACTTAACAACCGAGTCCACATTTGTATTTAAAGTGAAACGCTATGCGGATTTATTAATGGATTGCTATGTTTCTATAGCGATGCCGACAATTTGGAGTCCAATTTTTCCTCCTCAAGAAGTTGTTCAATCAGATGGATCTATTGTATATACCGATTGGGCTTCATATGGTTTTAAATGGATAGATAATCTCGGCGCTCAAATGATTGATAGAATTACGATTACGTGTGGTAATCAAAAATTACAAGAATATTCAGGGCGTTATATTTTGGCGTCCGTTCAAAGAGATTTTAGTGGTAAAAAAATCGATTTATTTAATGAAATGACTGGTAATGTTCCTGAAATGAATGACCCAGCAAACTATGGTACTCATGTGAATTCATACCCAAATGCTTTTTACACATCTAATCCGGCTGGCGCTCAACCATCTATTATGGGAAGAATATTGTATATTCCATTAGGTTCTTGGTTTAATCTAAAAACACAAAATGCGTTTCCTTTAGTATCTTTACAATATAATGAACTTCAAATTAGTGTTACATTTAAACCGATTAATCAGATTTTTAAGATACGTGATGTAATGGATTATACAAATAATTTTCCATATGTTGCACCCAACTTTAATCAATATTACATGCAATTTTACAGATTTTTACAAACTCCACCAGATGAAACATTGGGACCTACATCATATGTCGATACAAGAACAAATTGGAACGCTGATATACATTTAAATTGTACATATTGTTTTCTCTCTAATGATGAATCAAAACTGTTTGCTAAAAATGAGCAGAAATATTTAATTAAACAAATATATGAAAGACCTTATTATAATGTTACTGGTCAAAATAAGGTTCAAATTGATTCTATTGGTATGGTAATTAGTTGGATGTTTTATTTTCAAAGAAGCGATGTAAATTTGAGGAATGAATGGTCAAATTACACAAATTGGCCATATAGTTATATGCCAGTAGATATTACTCCGGCACCCGCAGCAGGTGATTACTCAAATCCTGATCCTCTTGGACCACCATTAATTGGACCTGGAACAAATCCGGATGGAACATTAT